AGAGTCATTATAAAGACCATCTTAGCAGAAGTAACAACTGTAATTGAAACACAAAACAACGCATGTAAATTTGTGCACACTCCAACAGGTGGAGCGGCTGTAGACTTAAGTGCAGCTGTTGAAACTAGTGCGGACGCTTTAGGTACTTTATATGGGGTAACTGGACTTCCGGCAACCGCTATGAGCGTAACCATTGGAACGGCTGTAAACAGTGCCTATGATATTGTTTTAGTGCCTGGAGTAATTGGCTATAATACTGCAGCTGACAATACTGGAGCTATAAAAGCAACCGTGCTTTATATACCTTTAGATGATGGCGCATACGTAGAAGCAGCCTAATGAAATACATAGCTAAAATAAGATTTAGATTCGGACCAACAAAAAAGCTATATGAAGTAGGAGATACTGTTGAAGTGCCAAAATATTATGTCCCAATTTATTTAAACCATGGCATGATTGAGGCAATTGGAAAACCAGAAATAAAAGAGCCACCAAAAGGTGGGCTTAATGAAGCTATTAAAGAAGAGCGAAAAGCAACAATACCTAAACCCAAACACAAGACTAATAATGATCACACTAAGAGGCATAGAAAATGATTAGACTTGTAACAGCTCCAACAGTTGAGCCATTAACTTTAATAGCAGCGAAACTGTACTTAAAAGTTGATACAGCTGATGATGATGTTTTAATAACAGAACAAATCAAAGCAGTCAGACAGGATGTAGAGACAATTTTGGGTTGTAGTTTAATTACTCAAACTTGGGATTATTATCAAGACTTTTTTACTGATCCTATAGTTCCAAACTTGTACCCGATCCAGTCTGTTTCGTGGGTAAAATATCAAGATGACGATAATGTTACTCAAACGGTTACCGCAACTGATTACAACCTGTTTATTAACTCGATACCGGCACAAATAAAACCAGTTAGCACAGCAACGTGGACAACTGCAGGAGATTACCCCGCAGCCGTAAACGTGAGACTGGTGACTGGTTTTGGTGCTGCAGCAGCTGACATTCCAGACTTGGAAACAATTTTAAGGGCAATGAAATTAATTTTAGGTGATGTGTACGAGAATAGGGAGAATGTTCAACCCTCACACAGTACCGTTAAGTTAATTCCTGCTTGTGCTAAGAACATTTTAATGAGCCTTAGGAGCTATCAGTGATAACCATAGGACGAATGAAAAAAAGAATAACCCTTCAAAACGATACAGGAACAACTGTTGATGCATACGGTGAGAAAACCGAAGCTTGGGCAGATGTGTATACTTGTTGGGCTTCCATTGTACCTTTAAGGGGTCGTGAGCTGTACCAATCTAAACAGATTTATCCAGAGGTTGACGGAAAGATCATTATAAGGTATTATGATGTAAAGCCCGAATATCGGATAAAGTATGGAAGTCGTTACTTTAAGATCAAAGAAGTTATTCAGCATGACGAAGGTTTAAGGGTAACAGAATTGAGGTACACCGAAGATGTTTAAAATAGAAGTATCTGGCATAGACAAAATAACAAAAGATTTAGATAAGTTTAGCGCAAATGCAGTTAAAAAAATCATTGTGTCTATTAATACGGGTGCTGAAATTATTAAAAGAGATGCACAAACCAACGCTCCAGTAGACACGGGTGAGGGTAAGGCGAGTATCCATGTAGTAAGTGGGCTGACAAGGTATAAAAAGCCGTACGCGTCTATAGTTGCTGCAGGTGAGAAGGCTTATTACATGATCTTCCAAGAGTATGGAACAGCTAAAATAAAAGCCACTGCATTTATGCGGAAAGCAGCAGATAAGAATAGAGACAATATTGTAGGCTTAGTTAAAGCTGCAATAAAGGCTGTAAAATGGCAATAGAAAAAGCATTAGTAACACTCTTGAAGCCTTATGTAAGTAACAGAATGTATGCGGATTTCTTACCTGAAAACCCTGTATACCCTGCTTTAACTTATTATACCATTTCACACCTTGCACACCCGATTGTTAATGCGCAGTATCCTACCTTTGCGATTGACTTGTGGACACAATCAAAAGAAGAAAACGTAGAGCTTAGGGATACAATAGTAGATGGTTGTGATAGAAAGTGGACTACAACAGATGGTTATGAAATGCGATTTCGTTATATGACGTATCAATGTTTTTATGATGTAGAAAGCAAAATATATCATGGAGTAATGGACATAGAATTATTGTACAAGGAGGTATGATATGAGTAGACAAACGACAGTACAAGATTCAAATACGATTAGATTTGGGTCTGCTAAGATTGAAGCTGGTGCAACAGTTGGGGCACTTGTTGATATAGGTGCAGCTAACAATGTTGTATTTACAGAATCATGGGATCCCGTTAAAGTTAAGTCACATAATGCTGGTTTAATTAAGGTAGGCATTCAAAACCAAATGGCGAAGGTTACTTTTGACCTGTTAGAAGCAAATTTAACTAGGTTAAATACCCTTAGAGGGGGTATTGATACATATTCAACAGTTGCAGCAGCCCCAGTAAGTGTAGTAGATGAAAACGTAACGCTAGACACGACAGTAGCAACAAGGCTGGCGTATAAAATGGGAGCCGGGACAATTGTAACCTCTATAGTTGTAACAAACGGAGCTGCAGTAGCTAGGACTTTAAATACTGATTACACCGTAGGGATAGATGAAGCTGGTTATACTCTCATAACTCGTATTGCTGGTGGTGCATTTGCAGACGGCGAAGTAGCCCTAGTAGATTACGATTACACACCAAACACATCGAAAACCCTTTCATCTGGTGGTAAATTTACTATGACTCAAAACGTATTAAGACTCACAAACACTAACGCAGCAGGCAAAACATTTGTGGTTACTTTTTATAAAGCCAATACGTCAGAGGGTATCAACTTTACCCTAAATGATGACGATAATGTTGAACCCGATTCAATGGCTGTAACAATGGAATGTGAACGTGATGAATCATTAGCAGCTGGTGCACAATTATTTAGCATAGTTGACGAACAGGCTCCATAAAGTGAGCACATTAAATTTAGATAAAGTACTCGGAAAAGAAAAAGAATTAACAATAACAGATGTTGAAACAAACGAAGTCCTTACTATCAAATTCAATAAAATACCCCTTTACTACAATTTAAAGCTACAGAAGATCCAAGAGAGCAAAAAGGGCGGGGATGGTGCTATGCTTGACCTGCTTGTTAAACTGTTAAAAGAGGTAGGGAAGCCTGCGAAAACCAGGGAATGGATAGTAATGAACCTTTCAGGAAAAGAAATTATTGCTACAATGCGCTATTTGTTGGGCATAGACGAGGGTGACGAGCCAAAAAAAAAGGTAAAAGCGTAGACATCTTGAATACAATGGGGATAATGGGCAACTTGTATGCGTGGGCAAGCCCTGAATACATGCTCTATAAAATGTCATTAGCAGAAATAATGGGTTATATAGAGGTCTTTTATCCCCAAAAGAAAAAGAAAAACAATGAACCGCCTGATAGAGATGCGTTTAAAAAAGCTTATCCAAACAGCTATAGGAGTAAATAAATGGCGAATGTTGCTAGATCAATTGTTGTTGGCATAATTGGCGACAATAAAAAGTTATTAAAGGCAATAAAAGGCTCTAAAAAAAGCGTAAGTGGTTTTGGTAAAATATCAGCTGGAATATTTAAAGCCGTAGGGAAAGCTGCTCTTGGTTTAACTGTTGCCGTTATTGGGGTGGGAGTAGCCACCTCAAAAGCTGCGATCAGCATGAATAAAGACATGGCTAATATTGCTACGTTAATACCAAACAGCACAAAGCGAGTTGAAGAGCTAAAAGAAGGCATACAGGATTTAGCAATTGAAACAGGGAAAGCCACTGGGGATATAGCTAGTGGGGTGTATAACGTGGTATCAGCCTTTGGGGATACAAACGATACTCTCGCCATTACAAAAATAGCAGCATATGGGGCAACAGCTGGAATGGCAACAACCACAGATGCTATTAATTTATTATCAGCAGTAACAAAAGGCTATGGAGATACCACAAAAGAAGCAGTCAGTCATACATCTGATCTTGCGTTTACTACCGTGAAACTAGGGCAAACAACATTCCCAGAGCTTGCATCTAGTATGGGTGCAGTAGTACCATTGGCTGTAGAGCTTGGGGGGAAAGAAGAAGAATTGTTTGCTATAATGGCAACAGGTACAGGAGTAACCGGGAAAGCCGCCGAGGTTGCAACTCAATTAAAAGGAGCGATGCAGTTCTTACTAGCTCCAACAGAAGCGGGGGCAAAAGCAATAAAAGAAGCCGGTTATGAATCAGGGAAGGCAATGGTTGCCCAAATTGGGCTTGTAGAATCATTAAAGGTGCTAACTGATGCATCCACAGCTTCTGACCTACCACTTAAAAACTATATCGGTTCTATTCGTGGGCAAATATTAGCACTTGCTTTAACTGGCAATCAGTATGACGTTTTTAACGATAAACAGGGAAAAATGTTAGATGCCACAGGAGCAACAGAAGAGGCATTTAATGAGGTAACAAATGGCATAAATGCAACTGGATTTACGATGGATCAAGTTAAGGTCAAACTGCAGGTTGCATCTCAAAAAATAGGTGATTTTATTGTGCCCTACATTGGTAAGGCGCTAGAAAATTTGGAGCCTATATTCGACAGTCTACTTGAAAAAGCTGAAACAAATCTAACAGAAATAACAGGGTTTTTTGAGGACCTATCTGGAAGTGCAGAAAAAGAGATAAGAGGAACAATTGGGGATCTAAACAAAGAGATCCCAAACTTAGCGGAAAATGCAGAAGATTATTTTAA